AATTAAATTTCTTGAAGAAAACAAGTCGTGCTACTCTTAACATTTGATTGTGACACCTTTTGAAGTATATAAAACCTATCTTGCGTTGAAAAATCATTTCACAAAAGATAGTTATGATTATTTTAAATATTGTGGAAAGTCCAGAGCATCTCTGGACTCTTTTCATAAGAGGAAAGATAGATATTTCTTTGAAAGAATGTCTAGACAAAAAACAGATGATGAAATAAAAGCATACTTTGTTGCTAATTTTGTAGAGTGTAGTGATTCTCAAAATCTATGGATTGGTGAAATTATTAGAGGTGGGGAGTCGGTATACACAGATTGGTTAAAAAAAGTTCAAAGTTTATCCTATTTGTTTAAAACTGAATCAGAAGTTTTTATAAGAAAGGACAATTTTGAATCTTTGTTTGATTGTAAAAATGGACAGCATCCAGATTTACTTAAGAAATATTTACAAAAAGCAGTCTCCTTGGAGACTTTAGTTATACTGGATGTTATACTGAATTACTCTTCAAAGTTTGATAAAAAACTTTCCGACCCAGTGTGGGAAACCGTAGGTTTAAAAATTAAAAAATATAAACCATTCCTAAATATTGATGAGTCTAAATTCAAGCAAATTCTTAAGGAGATAGTATTATGAGTAGATTTTTTGATTCGGAAGTAGTCAGAGAATCTATAATGGAACTTGATGAAATTCAACAGAAACTTTTTGAGCAAGTTATGAATCTTTCTTTCTATGATAAAAATGGAAAGAAAGAACATCTTGAATTAATGAAACAGTTTTTAGAAAAACAAAAACTGTTTATTTTTAGGTTGTCTCTTTCTGATGATCCCGAAGCAGTTGAAATGAAAGAGAGGATTCTTGAGTCTGCTCAACTTTTTGGGTTGGGTAAGAACGGAACAGTTGATGAATTTTTTAAAGTTCTTGAATCTCAGATTGAGTATCTTGAGAAAACCCTTGACGACTGACCTCCTTCCTGCTAGACTTAATACGTACCAATACGGCACACACTTCTAATACAATTAATACGGAGAATACGAATGTCTTTTGCTGATCTTAAAAAGCAATCCAAGATGGGTTCCCTTACCGAGAAACTCATCAAACAAGTAGAAAAACTGAATGATGGTGGTTCCAAAGATGATGACCGTTTTTGGAAACCCGTAATGGATAAGAGCGGTGTAGGTTCCGCAGTTATCCGTTTCCTCCCTGCTGCCGAAGGTTGCGAACTTCCTTGGGCACAAGTATGGTCTCACGCATTCCAAGGTCCTGGTGGTTGGTTGATTGACAACTGCCTTACCACTCTTGGTCAGCAATGCCCTGTTTGCGAAAAGAATCGTGTTCTCTGGAACTCTGGTTCTGACCGTGATAAGGAAGAAGCACGTAAGCAGAAGCGCAAACTTTCCTATTACGCAAACATTTACGTTGTTCGTGACCCTGCCAATCCCGATAATGAGGGCAAAGTGTTCCTCTATAAGTTTGGTAAGAAAATCTACGACAAGATTCTTGCAGCAATGCAACCTGAGTTTGAAGATGAAACTCCCATCAATCCTTTTGACTTTTGGACTGGTGCTAACTTCAAACTGAAACTCGTCAAGAAAGATGGTTATTGGAATTACGACAAGTCTGAGTTTGCAGCACCTTCCGCACTTCTTGATGGAGATGATGATGAACTGGAACGTATCTACAAGTCTCTGAATAATCTGAATGATTTCACTGACCCCAAAGAGTTCAAATCCTATGAAGACCTGAAGAAGCGTCTTGAGTATACTCTTGGTCTTCGTGGTGTTCCTAAGTCTCAAGACCCAGAGGTTGTTGCTGAAGAGGAAGAGTGGGAACGTGAACGTCGTGGTGAAACTTCTACTTCTTCGTCCTCTCGTTCATCTACATTTGATGATGCTGAAGTTCCTTCGTCCAAGTATAGTGATGACGAAGATGAGGATGATGCTCTCAGCTACTTCCAAAAACTTGCAGAGTCGTGAAATCTCTGATTCTTCTTCTTACAATTTTCGTTGCCTCCCCAGTGGAGGCAATTACTTGGAATCAATTTTGGAGACCGTTTAGAGGAGGAGGATACTATTATGCTCCTTCATACTATGCTCCAAGATATTATGGAAATTGCAGAAGAGAAGTTGTTCGTGAAGAAGTAATTTCTGGTGATGGAAGAATTGAACCTTATGTTAGAACATTTAAAGAGGTTCAATACTACCCCTGCTAATAATAATTGACCCTTAAAATAAAAAAGGGGTCGAAAAAAATTCCCGCAAAATTTTCTCTTATGAGGATTTTGCGGGAATTTATCTATTGTTTCTTGGATTAAATGCTCTCTTAGTATTCCTATCTACAAACTGAGAAGATTTATCATATTTCATCATATTTCTAGTATCTGTTATAAGAACTGATACATACTCTGGTCTAAGTAAAAGTATTTTTCTTTTTTCTTCGTTCATTTTAATTTCATAGTCATAATTTGATACAGCAACTGCTTCATTAACAACATTGACTATGTTTCCATTAGTATCCAAATATTCTAGCAATTGAGCATCAGATTCAATAAAGACTTTTACTCCAGGGATTGGAAATGCCATTTTTTATTTTTATTTATTGAAGTACTTCATTGGTGAAGTTAAAAGTAGGTTTAACTTCACCATCAACTAGAGTTCCAGTTATTTCATAAAGTCTATCTGATAATACAACTTTATTATCTAAAACAACATCATCAACATTGATATCAAATGTTTGACCACTTCTTAAGTTAACTCTCAATATCCCACTCCAACTTTCTGGCCAATTTGTTAACGCATTAAATATTGCTACATCTTTTGTTCCCGTTTTTTCAGGATTTTTTATTTTTAAATAAGATACAGTAGTTCTTATATCTGTTATATCTGTTGTAATTTCTCTCCCACTTCTATCATAAAATGATAGTCTTTGATTTAAATTTACTTTTACAATAGTATTTGATTTTGCCGATGGAAATGAATCTAGCAGATAACTAGTTGACGAAGTATTGGTAGTTACCTCAGTAGAACTGAATGTATCTACAATTAATCCACCTTCTATTAAAACTCTACCAAACTCGTCTTTGTATTCAATAGTCTCGTAATGATGCACATCATACAATGCTTCTTCCGAACCGTACTTATCTAATAAGTATTTGTATAAAGAATCATTATCTAATGGCCATTGCTCATTTATATTCGTAATATTATTTGTTAATAATATTACCCAATCCAATCCAGAATCTTTATAATATTTTTCTGCTATTTGATCTGGTCTTTCATTATCTTTTATTTGATAATAGGTAAATCCAGTAATTATATTCTTAATATCTTCTCTTACTTTTGGTCTTCTGAATATATTTTTTACTAGAGTATATTCATCTATACCAGTTCTTTCATTAAAAACTGATGCATATTTTAGGTTTGGAAGTTCTCTAAAGTATGGCATATTAGTAACCTACGTCATCATCGGAAATTGGACTTAAATCTGGGGTAAGTCCTGCCGCAATAGTTTCTTGATAATCTGTATCAAATATTGGTTCTATTTCTGTAAATGACATTCCCATTGTGACAGATATTGGTTGTCCTGGTGCTTCCTCATCAACATAAGCAGCCCATTGACTTTCTGGAGTATAATTGACACTGAATCCAGTTAAAGCACATAGTTTAATTCTATTTACACCCTTTATTGCTCCACCATTACTTTTATAAGTTAATTTAAAGATATTTGGAGTTCCCAAAAATAAAGAAGCAGCACCAGCACCACCAGCTGGATTTAATTTTCTTGGTGCCATTCCCTGTTTAAAGAATCTAATAATTCTTCTAACATTCTTTGCTTCTTCTTTACTTCTTGGAGTTAGTTTATATCCAAAATTAAAATCTCTTAGTGTAGGTGAATTAAATAGTAGTTCCAAGTTTGAGTTTGGAACTATACCAAGACCTCTTGCTAAGATTGTTTCTGGTGGAACTTCAAATCCATATTGCTTTGCAGCATATGAAGTTAGTGCAGATTTCAGTTGCGTCATTACTGCTTGATTTTGCAGAACGTCTCCACCGACTTGACCTGCCATAGATATGAACTGGATTAATCCAGTAGCATCAAAACCAGTTGCTGCACCAATTGCTTTTCCTGCTGCTATTTTTGCGATTGTACCCTGTGGGTCTTTACTTATGTCTGCAATCATTGCTGCAGTTAGGTTATTCATATTATCTGGACCCCAAGAAACAGAATTATTATCTTTTACATCATTTGGCATAGGGAGGATTACAATTTTGTCCTCACCTTGAAGAACAGCACTATTTCTTTGTAGTCCTTTTAGCAAAATATCTTTTACTTCACCACTTAAAAATGAATCTCCTGAAGGTGATTTATATCTGTATTGATTTATTTGTAATATATCTTGTTGTGTTTCTAATAAGTCACGGGGGTAGACGAGAAGACCTTTTGCTGCCTTTCCAAATAACTCATCTTCTCTTACCCCAGGGAATGAAAGTGGTTGGGAAAGCCCTAATCCACCACCATTAGCACCTGCTAAACCTCCAGTATTTGGTTGTACTGGCTGAGGAAGTTGTGATGGTTGTCCAACCACAGGAGCTTTTGCCACATCTAAAAATGATGGTTTTATTGCTCCTCCTGCATTTCCCCCCAATACTGCTCTTTTTCTTTTTACCTCGTTCTTGATATCTTCATACAATGCATCAATATTTGCTTGTCCAAATGTACTTATTGCATTTTGAGTAAATGAACCATTTCTAAAAATATATTCACAAGGATCATTTAAATCTGGTTGATTGAAAATATTAATTCCTACTCGTCTTACTACGTCAACATTTCCATTTTCTGGGTCATACCTCAAATCATAATCTGAGGTTGGGCAAGGTGCTCCTGCCTGTCTTTTTGTTGAATTTATTATGTATTCTTTTAAAATTTGTGATGCCATTTATGGTGAGTCCCACACTCTATACTTTGGTACTTTTTGTCCTCTTTTATCAACAAAACTTTCTGTTGGCAATAATGAGACACCCACCCAGTCATTTTTTGGAACCTTAAACATTTCTGTCACAACACCAGAAAAAAGATATTTGTGTAAGGTTTTTTTGGGGGCATTTGATATTCCTAATTTATTTATCAATGATTTTGCAACTCCTCCTCGGTATTGTGGATTCAGGTAATGTAAATTTGCCCCAACAAAGTATCCTTCTCTTGGGTTTACTTCTATGATGTATGATAATGGATGTTGGTCCCACCATTCATATTTTTGTGGATATTTAGCAGAATATAGAAAGAATACTAAATCCCCAGGAACTATAAAATTTGTATCAAATTCATTTATATTGTTTCTTTGATATGAACTAAGTTCATTCATTAATTGGTTTGTCCACCAATTAGTGCTTCTGAATCTTTTTCCTGCTCTTTCTTTTAGTTCTTCGGAAATCATTTTACTGTTATCCCCAATTCTTTTTCTGTTAGAATTCTGAATTCATACTTTCTATCCGCACACCATTCCTTTGCTGCTTTCCATTTTGCTTGATTTACTGCCCAAGTTTTTACTCTATATGCCCAAGATTTAGTTTTTCTTTTGGGATTTTGCTCTGGCATATTTAAATCTTTTTGAGGCTTTATTTCAACAACTAAAGTTCTATTTTCTCCAGTTTTATCTTTATATTTTACGAAAAAATCAGGAAAGTATCGGTGAACTTTATTATCTATTGGTGAAATATAAGGAATAAAAAATTCTTCTGATCTCCATTCGTTCACACTTTCTGTTAGGTCACAATATTGCATAAATTTCAACTCATATGATGACCGATAAACTATATTTGTTGGATCACCTTTATACTTTTCTGGTTTTGATGGTCTAAATTTTCCTTGTCTATATCCAGAATCGTCTTTATGAGGCATACATAGTATAGATGTTTTCTTAAAGAATATTTATCCGATGGCAGGAGAAGGAGCAGGATATCCTGAGATTGGCCCACTTTATATGAAAACTACTTCACCAAGAGTTAATCCAACTCTTGCTGGAGCAATAGATGTTTTTGGTGCATTATCTCAAACAAGTCAATTTAAAGTTTCTTTGCACTTAACTAATGGACAAGGTGGGCAAGGTGGAGATCAGGAGTTGATGGAGTGGCTTAGAAAAGCAGAGTTAACTACAGACCCAGCACAAAATACATATTATGATTTCTTTTGCTCTGAAGCATCTTTACCAGGAGCAACTTTTGATGTTACTGAGGAATCAGGAAGTCGTCAGGGAGTTATTGAAAAATTCCCAATGAGAAGAATATATCCAGAATTTACAATGACATTTTATGTTGATAATGATTACAGATTAATAAGATTATTTGAAGAATGGATGAATTATATCAATCCAGTATATACTTCCGGTGGAATATATCCATCCACTCCTTTTGGTCAGGGTGCAGCAAAAGATAGAGAGAATTTCTTTAAAATGAGATATCCAAATACATATAAGAGAATTATTTCTATAATTAAGTTTGAAAGAAACTTTAGACAAAACCCTGCAATATCTGGAGGTGCTCTCGGAAATGTACCTTCAATCACATATAGAATGATTGATGCTTTTCCAACTAATATTACAGCACTTCCTTTATCGTATGAGGGTTCAACGATAACAAAAACTACAGTGACATTTGACTATTCTAGATATGTTATTGAAAGAAATAGGGGTACTTTAAGGGTCTAAATACTAATAACTGATTTTTTTATGGATTATTATGCCATTACCAAAAATTTCTGCACCAACTTATGAGTTGGATTTGCCGTCAACTGGAAAAACTATAAAGTATAGACCATTTTTAGTAAGAGAAGAAAAAATACTTATTCTTGCATTAGAAAGTCAAGATACTAAGCAAATTACTAATGCAATTAAACAAGTACTAAAAGAATGTATTATTACGAAGGGAATCAAAGTAGAGGAACTTCCAACTTTTGATATTGAGTATATTTTCCTCAATGTTAGGGGAAAATCTGTTGGTGAAAGTATTGATTTGATTGTTACTTGTTATGATGATGGTGAAACACAAGTTCCAGTAACAGTTTATATTGATGAAATTAAAGTACAAAAAGATCCAAATCATAAAGTAGATATTCATCTTGATAGTAAATTGATTTTAAGAATGAAGTATCCTTCATTGGATCAATTTATTAAAAACAATTTTGATTTTGGTTCAGCACAAAGTGAATCAAATATTGAAAAATCTTTTGATATTATTGCTTCTTGTATTGATATGATTTATAATGATGAAGATTCTTGGGCAGCAGCAGATTGCACTAAAAAAGAATTAGTTGATTTCATAGAGCAAATGAATTCTACCCAATTCAAACAAATTGAGACTTTCTTTGAGACAATGCCCAAATTGTCTCATACAATTACTGTTAAAAACCCAAAAACAGGTGTAGAAAATACTGTTAAACTAGAGGGACTAACAAGTTTTTTCGGCTAATTATGGCTCACATGGAACTTGAGTCATATTTTAAAATTAATTTTGCTTTGATGCAGTTCCATAAATACTCATTGACTGAGATTGAAAATATGATGCCTTGGGAACGTGATATTTACGTTGGATTATTACAACAGCATATAGAAGACGAAAAGTTGAAACAACAGCAACAAGCAAATGCCAGTTAGTTCCCTGCTATCACCAGAAAAAATTGTAGGAGGAAGAAAGGTATCTCCATCTTCCTTTCAGAACTTTGTTTCTGGTGGTGCTCCTCTTGGCAGTTCTGTTGTTTCTAGTGCGGCAAATAATGTTGTAGGATTTCAAAGGGCATCGGTTAGACCAGCAACACCAGACTTAAGTTCCATTGTTAATACTATTTCATCAAATATTCTTAGTCAGGTTTCTAACCAGATAGAAAGTGTAACTAATATAGTCAATAAAAATGTAGATGCAAAAGTAGAGCAAGTTCGTTCTGAGGTAACTAGAGAGATACAACCTCTTTACACAAAGCAAGAAAACAATATAACGCAATTACAATCTGCCGTTACAAATATAACTCAACAGGCAGATTCAACTATAACTAAACTTGTTGAAGAATATAGAAAAAAAGTTTCTGAAGTTGATGATGCAAAACCAACTGGTATTCTTGGAAACTTCTTAAAGGTATTTAAAGGTGCTTTAGACTTCATTCAGTTTTTTGCAAGTAAGAAAAATTTAGATAATTTAGATACAAATTTAAAATCATTACAAAAGATATTTGCAGATAGTTTTGAAGTTGCAAAATTAATTCGAAACACGATTAATAAAATAGTTGGACAACTATCAAATCTTCCTACTGCATCACCATCTGGAAGTCCAGGATTAAATATTGATGTAAAAGTTCCTGGGCAAGGATTGAAGCAAACTGCCCCCAAAGGACTTGGCAATTTAATGAAGAAAGGTGGAATGTTTGCTCTTGGTGCTGGTGGTTTAGCAGCAGGAGCAGGTGCTGTTAATGCTCTTGCAGATACTGGTGTTGCACCTGTTCAAAGACAACCTGGATTTATGGGTGGTCTAGTTGAAGGTCTTGGTGGAATTGTAGAATCATTTACCTCTGCGGTTAATAGTTTAATCAAAGGTTCTAATGATAAGTCTGGTGGAACTTCTGGAGGAGGTGGGGGAGGTGGTGCTAAAACTGGTCCTGGTGGTGGTCCTTCTACTGCTCCTGGTGGTCCCACTGGAAAACCAGGAGTTACAACAACTGGAGAAAAGGGAGTTTTAGATTTAATTGCCTCTGTTGAACAAGGTCCGGAAGGATATGATAGTTTTAATACAAGTGCAGGAAAAACTCCAGGAAAAGCAACAGAACAAACTATTGGGTGGTTATCTAAAAATGCAAGAGGAGCAATTGGTAGATATCAACAAATGCCACAATATCTTTTAGAAAGAGCACAGAGAGCTGGATTTGATGCAAATACTAAATTTACCCCAGAAGTTCAAGATGCTATTACCCTAAATGAACTTAGATCAAGTCATGGACTGAATGAGTTTTTATCTGGGAAAATAACAGAGGAACAATTTTTACAAAAACTTGCCCCAACTTGGAGAGGTCTTCCTCAGGGACAAATTAATTCTAGAAAACTTGGTGGGACACCAGAAATGACATATCAAGATAGATATGCAAATCGCAATAAAGCTGGAAAAACATATAGTGTAGTCATAAATGAATTAAAGAGGATTAGAGAGGGTGGAAACCAACCCACTAAAGTTGCTGAAGTGAAGGGGCAAGGTGGTCCTGATTTACCAGACTGGAAATTATCACCAGAAAAGAGGGAAGAATTAAAAAATATGGCAACTAAGGTTGCTCAACCACCACCATCCCAAGCAGCACCAAGTGTAAATGTGATGCCGTTTGATTTCAGTACACAGATGCCACAACAGAAATCTTCTGGTTCGCAATCTCCATCTTCTGGTCCTGCGGCACCTGCTGGAGCACAAGGACCAACTGCCCCATTCTTACCTGCAGGAAATACAGACAATTTCCTAATTCTTTATTCAAAAATAATCTATAACATCGTTGACGGATAATGGCAAAATCAATTTCTTCACCACTAATTGCTGCTGCTAATTCTATTTCTTTAATGGGGAATACTTCTGGCAGAAATTTTGCGGAAGTAAAAAGAAGTTATAAAGGATTAATTGATTTTTTAGATATTAATGTAGAGAAGATTGAATCTATAAAATTACCAAAAGAAAATAAAATAAAAGAATTAGCAAAAATAAATATTACATCTAATTTTGGTTCTGCGGGAAATCTTATAAGAAATCTTGCATCTGGTGCATTTGATGCTGCTAGTTTTGTTAGTAATTTTTTCCCAGGTGGTGGTGATGTAGGTAAACCAAAACCTCCAGCAGGGAAACCAAAAAAACCAACTGCTTTAGGGTCAAAACTTAGATTTAGTGGTTTTAGGTCGATTGGAATTGCAAATGCTGTTTTTGCTGGACTTGATTTTGCAACTGGACTTAAGGAGGGGGAAAGTGTAGGAAAAGCAGCAGCAGGTGCCGGAGGAAGCTTGGCAGGTAGTTTGCTTGGTGGTGCTATTGGAACAGCATTGATCCCATTCCCACCATTGGGATTTATTGTTGGTAGTGCTATTGGTGGTATGGCAGGTGGATGGTTGGGAGATAGAGCAGCAGAAGCAACATCAGGAAAATCAGACATCCAGAAGAAACAAGAAGAAAGATTAAAAGCACAGGAAGAACGTCAAAAAGCACTAACACAAGATGATAAAAGAGTTCCTGCTCTTCTAAGAAGATTTTCAGAATCTGTTGAGAATTTTGAAAAATTTGCTAATCAAACGTTTAGGTCTGTTATGACTGCTGCGGGTGCAGAAGATATGCCAATGGATTATGGAATTAAAGAACCATCTATAGATGCACCAGTTCTTCCTGGAGAAATGCAAGATATGAAAGCAGAGGGTGGACAACTTCCAAGCAAATATACATCATCACCATATGGTATGAGATGGGGAAGATTGCACTCTGGTGTTGATTATGCAATTAATAGTGGAACTCCAGTGAGTGTTATTCAACCAGGAAAAGTTTCTTATGCTGGATGGGATGATGGTGGATATGGAAATATGATTTTGATTTCACATCCAGGTGGAACTTCTACTCTTTATGGTCATATGAGCAAAATAAATGTAAAGAGTGGACAAATGGTTGAACCCGGAACAGTAATTGGAAACGTGGGAAGCACAGGAAGATCTACTGGACCACACGTTCACTTTGAAGTTAGACAAGGAAGTAAAAGATTAGCAATACCCACAAGTGAAGGTGACAAATATTTTAGATTTGGTGGAAATGTAAAAGTAGTTTCTCAAAAACCAACAGGAATGCAATCGGGGGCACCAACAGCAGTAATAACAGCAGGATCTAATGATACTGACCCCAAAAAAGCTGCCGAAAATATTAAAAAATCTATTGAAGAATTAAAGAGCAAAGGATATAACGTTGTTGTTGTGCCACCATCCCAGCAGCAAGGGGGTGTTGGAGCAGCAATAGAACAAACAGCAAAGCAGTCAGGTGCAACCGTAGAAAAAGCATCCAGTATGGATGCAACTTCAATGAAAGGATTGCAGGAAAAATATAAAGGAGCAAGATTTATTGGAGATGAAAATAAAGGTAGTGAGAATATATTGAAACAAGTTCAATCAATGCAAAAAGTAAGAGCAGTTGGTGGTGCTGAATTAGATATTAGTTCAATGACTCCAGAACAAATAATGGAATATCAACAGTATGTTATGGGGGTCCCAACAAAACAAATGGTTCAATCTGTTGAATCATATCCAGCATATAATGCACCAGGTCAGTCATCTATGACTTATATACCAATTTTTGTTGGTTCTTCTGGTGGTGGTTCTTCACCACAAAGACCAGTAATTATATCTGGAGGAGGTGGAGGGGGAGGAACTGTTGTTCTTCCAGGACCAACAGAAGGTCAAGTGGTAAATAGTTTAATGAAAACTATGTTGTTAACTAATCTATCAGGGTCATAATGTCAGTATCAGTATCACGATTAAGTTTCAAGCAAGTAGTAATAGAATCAACTGATGGTGAGACTAAGGTTGATGTTACTAACTCAATAATCTTTATTGATTATTTTGAAGATATTTTATCTCCTTGTGTCACTATGGAAATTAACTTATTCAATAGTTCTTCACTGTTGAATATTTTACCTATTCGTGGTGGGGAAAGGGTTGCAATTTCTTTGGATACTGCATTTGGTGAATTTGAACTAGATGGTGAAAATTCAATGTATGTTTATAAAGCAAGTGGGATGAATCAATCAACCACTAGTGAAATGTTTAAGTTGAGTTTAGTATCTAGAGAAGGACTAACAAATGAAACTGTAAGATGTCAGAAAAAATATAATGGAAATATAAAAACTACGGTTGAAAGTATATTAAAAGATGTATTAAAAACAGAAAAATACAAAGAAGAAAATATAGAAGGTACTGCCAATTCATATTCCTTTATTGGAAATCAGAAAAAACCTTTTCATATTTTAACTTGGCTATGCCCCAAAGCAATGCCCCAATATTCTGGAGGTGTTTCTGGTGGAGATAAAGATGGATTAGCAAAGGGAACTGCTGGATTTTTATTTTATGAAAATAAAGATGGATTTAATTTTAAGAGTATTGATAATTTAGTTTCAAATGCACAAATAGGGCAATCATCTTCCGACTTAAAAAATATACCATATTATTTTTACAGTGAAATTAATGAACAAAATAAAGTAGTAAATGAATTTAAAATATTGAATTATAGATTTGAAAAAAATATTGATTTAATGAAATCTCTTCGTGTTGGAATGTATGCCAATAAAACATATTTTTATGATTTATACACCAATTCATTAGATCAATTCACTTATTATTTAAAATCAGAAATAAAAAATAAATTAGGAACAAATGATAGCATTCCTGTTCCCGAAGGATTTGATGAAGCAATAACAAGAATAATGTTTAGAACTTCAGATAGAGGTGTTCTTGATAATGAAGGAGTTACAAAAGACTCGGGAAGAGATGTTGCAGATATGGCAAAATCCTTTTCTAGGTATAACATTTTGTTCACTCAAGCACTAAATATGAATGTGCCTTGTAATATCAATCTAAAAGCTGGTGATATAATATATGCGGAATTTCCTGCAATAGAAAGAACAGACAAAAAGGAACCAGATAGAGACCAAAGTGGTTACTATTTAATCAAAGAAGTAAGACATCACTTTGAAGCACAGCAGGTAGTTTCCAGTTTAAGGTTGATTAGAGATAGTTATGGTCTTTATGGATCACAAAATGCTTAGGTAAAAAATGGAACTTCAAAATCTAATTAACGATATCTGCGAAGAACTAGAAAGTCCTTCAATAAATAGACAGAGAAGCAGATATTTAAAAAATTATCTGTCCGAATTGCTGGAATATCAAAAGAACCATCCAGAAGAAAATGCAGTCCCAACTCATTTTGAGTTGCTTTGTGACTTAAACCCAGACGCACCTGAATGTAGAATTTTCGATGATTGAAGAATCTTTATTAAAATCAAACTTCTTAGGAAGAGACGGATTTATTTGGTGGATAGGCCAAGTAGCACCTGCTGCTGTTTGGAGAAATGAAAAGTCAAAATTTGACTCTGGAGAAAATAAGAGAGACGATAAAGGGAACCCAAAGATAGGGGAAAGTTGGGCATATCGTTGTAAAGTTAGAATAGTAGGATATCATACATTTGATGGAGATATTCTTCCTGATATTGATCTTCCTTGGGCACATGTTTCCATGTCTCCAGAAAATGGAACTGCTCAAGGGAGTGTTGGAAAAACAATGATGCTTGTGGGTGGAGAAACTGTTTATGGTTTCTTCTTAGATGGTGAAGATGCTCAACAACCAATTATTGTTGGTTGTTTATATAGAAATGAGAGTGTAACAAATTTTGCAACTCCTGAGTTTTTAGCAAAAGAAAAAAGTTCACAATTTAAACCTTTTACTGGACACCAAGGACCACTCATTCAAGGTGCAACTCAGATAAGAGAAAAAAATCAAGCAGTTCAAGAAGAACCAAAGGATGCAGCTGATCCAAAAGTTGGCATTCAAACATCAAGTACAGTTGGGGATCCAGTACCTGCAGCAAGAGAGCAGAATAAACCTGGTGGGGATCAGCTAATAAGAAAATCATTAGCAACACAACAGTTTACTCTTAAGGGTTGCCAATTAAAAATAGTTAGAGAAAATGGTTGTAATGACAATATAATTGCAAAAATATCAAAAGTAATTCAAGATTTTATTGCATTTGTTAATAGGTTAGAAAAAGC